GGGGTAGGCGTCGTTCAGAGAGCCCGGCATAAATGCCCCGGTGAGCGTGCCGACCGCCACGCCGTCGGTCTTGAAATCCAAAAACCCGAACGTTGCAGGGCCGAACTTGATTTCATTCGGTGCATCAGCTGGCACAATCTCGATCGTTATATCCGCGCCCTCGCGCAGCCCGCGCAACGAGCGCATTGCGGCCATTATACGTTGATCGACGATATCGATTGTAATCTCCAACTGCGGCGGCCGCTCGCTGGTTTGCGCCGGCAACTTGACTTCAAACGGAAATCCTAGATATATGCCAGATGCGCGGGCTAGGCTCTGCGCGTCATTGACAATACGAATTGTTTCGATCTGGCTGTGCGTGATCGTCAGGCAATCAAGATAAACGCGATTCGTCGATGCGGCCAGGTCGCTTGTGAATTCGTGCTGCGTCAGTTCGGCCATTACGGCAATACCTCAATAGAAATCGCGACTTGAAACAATGTCCCCGACCGTGCGCTGATTTTCGGCGGCGTGCTGGCATTAAACTGCACCAGCGCCGCGGCCTGCGTGACCGGGTGTACCCAGTCGAACGGAACTGCGCCCTGGCCCGTGTCCGTCCAGAACTGCTTGAGCGTGGCGTACTGCGCGGCGTCAACAGTGATGCTGCCGCTGATCGGCTCGACAACAGCCGTAAAGCGTGGCCGCTGGAACGCCGGGCCGGCGTCCATCTCAGTGCGTACCGCGCCGGCGCCGAACGTCTCGCCGTAGCTGCTGATCTCCAGGCACTGCGGCAATGTGTTGGGCCACTGCATCAGACTTGCCCCGACCGGCGGCCATAGGGCGCCATGACCTGATCAAGTTCGCCGTTGCTGGCCATCTCGCCCATGGCCTGCTTAACGTGTGCGCGGATTACCATGCGGCCGTCCGGCTTGCGCTCTGCCCGCACACTCTTCTTTTCGACCTGACCGCCCTCGTTGTGAAGGTGAAACTCGACAGGCACGCTACCGCCGCCACCGCCGGCCGGGGCCAACTTGCTCATCTGCCCTTGTGTAAACACGCCTTCGCCACCTTTGAGCACGGCTGGCACTTCGCCACTGCCACCGACTATTCCGCCGGAATGGTAGCGAGGTACGCCGAAGCTGGCGCCGCCGATACCCGCGTCTGCCAGGGACTGGCCTGCACTGGTCGCGCCAACGCCGCCGCCGAAGTAGCTGCCGACCGCCGTAGCCGCCATACCGCCCAACTTGCCGAGCAGGCCACCGCCTGAGTCGTCCTTGCCGCCGAACAGCGCGTTGCCCAACTGTGCGGCCTGTGCCTGCGCAGCCATGTCGATGATCATGTTTGACCAGGCTTCGCCGATGCCGTCGAAGTCACCGCGCAGCGTCTGGCTGAGCGTGTCGCCCAGTTCGTCTTGAATGTTCTCTCGCGCACGGGTCGCGAATACGCTCATATTGTCGTAGGTGTTCTGGCTGAGCTGCTCCAGGCTTGTTAGGCGCTGCGCGTCCAGCCCGGCAAGCATCGCCTTTTGTTTCTCTTGATCGTCAACAGCGCGGAGCACGATATCGGTGCGACGATCGTAGGATTCCTGAATGCGCTCTTCCTGCGTTTGCAGGCTGGCGCTAATGCTTTGCAGCGCCTCGCGGTCGCGCTCACCTTGCGTGGATATGCCGATGCGGTCGGGTACGTCGATAATCTGCCGGGCCTGCGCCGATGCACTGGCATCAGTTTGTCCGGTAGCAGTGTTCGGGGTGAGTACCGGCGTGTTCGGCTTGTCCTGGCCGCCGCTGTATAGCTCGTCGAAATACTCCTTTTGCTTCCTGTAGTCCTCCAGAATGCGATTTTGCGTCTCTAGCTCGGCTTCCAGCTCATTGCGCCGATTCATTCCCGCACGATCGACGATACCGCCACCGAGCTGGCGCGGCGCTTCCGGTAGATTGGCAAGCTGCCCCTGCAATTCCTCGATAGCGTGCTGCGTGCGTTCTATCGGCCCACCTGTGATGCCGTACAAACGGCCCATATCGCGGCCGATTCCGGCAATGAAGTTGGTCACGCCCGCGCTCGCTTTGGCTGACCATTCCACAACCTTGGAGAATCCCGCCGTGAGCGTAGTTAGACCTTCCTGCACCTGCGGATCGCTCAGCGTCTCGCCCAGCTCGTTAATTGCTGGCGTGGTGCCGATCGCGATCTGATTGGCCAGCCCTTTAGCGATGCCGCGCAGGTCGCTCATCGCCGCAGCGGCCTCGCGTAATTGATCCGCCTCGACGTTGCTGACCGCGACGCCAAAGTTACGCGCGTCCCGCATGGCGGCTTGCAAGGCCCGGCCTCCATCTTCGAGCAGCGGTATTAGACGGGTGGCATCATCGCCCAATGATTCCAGTGCAAACACCTGCGTTGCTCTCGGCATCCCTTCGAGCGCATCGGCGATTGCCAGTAGCTGTTTATCCGGGCCAAGTTTCACCAAGTCCCGCGCGGCCAAGTCCAGCTTTTCCAGCACGTCGATTGCTTCGCCGCCGCCGGTCAGGAACGCATCGCCGATCTTGTCGGACACGTCCTTCAAAATATCGCCCATCTTTTCGCCGGATATGCCGACACGGCTTGCCGCGTATTCATATTCCTGCAACACGCCGGTATTGATGCCGATCGCACGGGCGAGCGAGTCGGTCTCCTTGAATGCGTCGATCGTGCGCGCTGTCATGTAGCCCAGGCCGGCCGTTACGCCTGCCAGCGCAGCGCCGACCGGCACGATGCTCGTTCTCAGTCGATCAAAGCCAGCGCGCATGTTGCCGGTCGCCGTCTTGACGCGCCGGGCCGTGCGCGTGCCCGTGTCGCTCAGCCTTTCAAGCTCTTGCCGCGATTGGCGCACGCCTTTTGAATCAACGGCAATGCGCAGTGAGGCAGTATCAGTCATTTGAATTCACCTGTTGCATTGTATGCCAGGCGTGTGTATATTAGGGTCATGAAACGAACCAACGTATTTCTGCCCGAGCAGCTAATCACCCGCCTAAAGCGGGTATCCGAGGAGACTGGTCTTCCGGTCTCCGAACTAATCCGACGCGCCATAGACGCGCATCTAAACAAAATGGGGATTGGAGGCTACTAGGATATCGCCTGCCTCCAAACCCGATCAAGTGCTTTCAACGCCTGAACTTCCCACAACGCCAGCCGGGTGCCGACAACACGCTGATAGGCATCCAGCCCGGCGTAGGTCAGCGGCCCCGGCCCGTTCATGCCGATTTGGCGTTCTTCAATCACGTCTTGCCACACGCCCCACACCCCTTCGGCCGCATCAGGAAATACAGGGCCGATCAGCGAATCCGGCGTCTTGCCGGTCTGCTGCTCCCTGTTTTCCAGATGCTGCCGTCGTGTGGCCTTGCTTCCGCTATCCGCGCCGTCTAACCAGAACTCGTGTTCGGCGTACTCGACCAGCGCCCCCAGGACTAGCCCAAAAAATACGCCGGCTCCGCGATGAACTCATCCACCTGCCGGCGAATATCCGGGAAATCGCGATAGATGCGCTCGACGTTCTCACGGCTACATTCCAACGCCTTGCCGCCTTCCTCGATGTTCGCCCAATCGAGCGTGCAGTCAGTCAGTAGCGCTGTGGCTTCATCTTCTAGTTCTGCGGTCGTCATATTCTGGCGCCCGCGCTTTTGCAACTTCTTGAGCCGCTTGTCATTCTTGACGCGCGCCGCTTTCCGGTAGATATCCGAATCCATGCCCACCACGCGGATGGTGATGTCGGTGCGATCGCCTTCGGGCGTTAGTACGGTCAGTTCCGCGCCCTTATTGGCGCCGGCTACGGTGTCGAGTTTCTTGAGATCCATGGGTGTCCCTTACTTGGTGATGCTTAGGTTCGTGCCGCTGGTACTATCCAATAGCGCTTGGAATGGCATGGGGATAGTCACAGGGCTCTCGTCGCTCACGTCAGTCGCTGCGCCAGAATATTTTACCCGCTGCATCGCAAACGTGTAGCTGTTGGTGCCGTCGCCGATTTCAAACGTAATGCTGGAATCGGTTTCGTCGTCAAACTTGGACAGCAGGCTGTTGTCGTCGTAGTAAACCGTCGCCTGGCCGGTGACATTCGACCGGCCATCGCTTGGGCGCAACGTGCTTTCACTGCCGATCACGTACCGGGCAGCCAGGCTGTTTTCGAGGCTCAGCGTCATCTCTGTCGCCAGGTCAAGCGTTGACCCGCCTTCAGATACCGATCCGCTAAACGCGTCGAACACAGGCGTAGTGGTCGGGGCGCTGTAGGTGCCTGCCGATGCCGTGCCTAGCGTGCGGTCTTTGCCCAGCACGGTAACGCTACCGGTCACAATGCCGCTGGGCTGCACCGTTAGGCTCAGGCTGGAA